ATTTGTAATGCCATTTGTAATATGCTCCTAACGTATATTATAGTGTATTTATTCCGCTGTGCAGATTGCTGGAGTTACTATTTCCGCTTTTTTAGGAAGGTTTTAGTACGTTTTTGAATATCTGCTTTAACCTTGTTGGTATCTATCCTAAAATCAACGTTTTTGATGCTGTTTCCGTAATGTTGAAACAGTTCCTTGATATTCTTCTCTAATTCCTTGTTGGTCAATTTCTGACGGTTCTTTTTAACACGAATTTCCCAATTCTTGCCGTCTTTAAATTCTACTTTGATAGACAGCAAATATTCAATTGGTATTGACTCTATGTGTAGGTCCGAAAACACTTCGGGCCAGTGAGCCACTACTTCCTTAGGCAATTGTTTTTTACGGAATTTGACCACTACAGACACTATGCTTTACTTAGACTTTTTCTTAGTAGGTACAAGTTCTTCCGCTTGTTCTCTAAGTAGTTTTGCCTCTTTGTACAAACGATCAGCATCACTTCTTAAGTTTGCCGCTAATTTCTCGTCTGTTAAAGGTTGCTCTTTACTTGCTGATGACATCTGACTTTGTGCCACTTTAGTAGGAGCCGACGTGTTTGATGGCGTCACTGCTAGGTCATCAATACCTATACCTCTTTGTTTAGCGATGATTTTGTTTAATTCATCTAACTGAATTGAAGTTGTAGTGTTTGGTGTCATTTCAACTGAGTTAGTTGGAACTTTTTTCATAAATCCACCTGTGTGAAATTTATTCAACATCACTTCACTATTAGGTGCTAGATTCCTTTGCAATACTTCATACAATTCAAATGCCGTTTGACCTTCATTGCTTTCAACAACTTTGATCAAAGCGTCATGATCCAATGGATCTATTTTTGCTGTCTCAATAACAACTGCTGATTTTGAATCTCCAGGAATTGTTCTGTAAGCAACAACAACTTTTGCTCCACTGCCTTTTAGTTTTCCTACATGTTTAATGTCGGCCATTATTTTGCCTCCGCTGGTTTTTCACCTTCTGGTGAATTGGCATCTTTTTGAGACTGTTCAACAATCTTTAAAAATGCTTCTAGTTTATTATAAGTTGCACCCACCATTGCCATCTCGTTGGCTTTGAATGCTCCTCGTTGACTTGAAACATCGATAATTTGTTTAAGGACGTTTAAGTCTTGAACAGTAAGTTCTGCTCCAGCACCTGCTTGAACTTTTGGTGCCATGCCTGCAACATCTTTTCCAACTACTTCATCTTTCGTCGGAGTCGTTACAGTTTTTGTTTGGTTTGTATCTGTCATTTTAAAATGCTCCTTTATTGTTGTATACAGAAGTATTTAATGACGTTTGATAAATGGGCAACTAAGATTGAATATTGATAGCTCTTTGGAGTTTTCGAATCCTACCAAAATATGGTTTACAATTTTTTTGTCTACATCAACTCCTAAATGTTTACCAATATAGAATCTTCCTTTTAGGTTTTCTAAAATCCACTTCTCCAAAAGTTCTTCGTTGTCATTCCAATCATAGTTTAATTTGAGAAATTCTAATCCGTGAGGTTTTTTGGTAAACTGCCTACAGTTGAAATAATTTAACGGGTTTACTTGATTAGTTTTTGAAAACATTATTCATAATGCACAGTAGTACCAAAAGGTGCCTCCATGTTCTTGTCGTGGTGACCATTGATCACAAACACAGTGTCACAGTAATCATCTTCTCCCCAACCATCCCATGTGTAGCCATCTGTAAACATTATAAATTTTTTAGGAACAATGTCGTTTTCTTTCATGTATTCCCAATTAGCCATAAAGTCAGTACCACCGCCACCTTCTATTTTGTATGATTCTAATGTTTCGCCAGATGAATTAAAGTCTTGTTCATTGTGAACATCAGTGTCAAAACACCATATTTTAATGTTGTAATCTCTGTATTGTTCCATAATGCTTTGTACTTCACCTAAAAAATCTTCCACTTGTTGACTCATGATAGATCCTGAAGTATCAATAGCAATACAAATGTCTATGGTCTCATCATAATTTGTACCTGGAAGTATTATTCCTGAATGCCATCCTTTTCTACTAGGTCTTGAAAATGTATAATCATTTTTAATTACACTTTGAATCTGTTGCTGTAATAATTCTCTCCAATTCATTTTAGGTTCTGTGAATTGTTGAATAATTCTTTCAATTTCTGCTGGTAAATTTCCAGCACCAGCCGCCTGGGCCGCCGACATCATTGATTCTTTTATCTCATTCTTAATATTTTCCAGTTCTTCTTTTGAATATGTAGGACCTTTACCTTTTCCACCACTGTTAGGACCTTGCGTTGTTCCACCTGTACTTTCACCTTTTTCCCAATCAATGTGTTCGTCCAACAGTTTACCTAACTGTTCCATTTGCTCTTTACCTTTTTTATAAATGTCGTCATACACGGCTTCACTTGCCCAACCGTCATATTTCCAATCTTGAAATATTTGTACTGCTTTTGGTTTTTCACCAATGTTATCTCTAACCAAAGTATTGTTCACAATGTAATCACAAGCAATATTATGAAGTTGTGGATCTCTGTCTTCTCTTCTTGTCATGTGATCAAACACACAATGAAGAATCTCATGTGCTATAACAAATTCAATTTCTTTAGATGTCATCTTGCTGAAAAACTCTGTGTTAAAAAATAAGTTTCTGCCATCAGTTGCGGCAGTAGGACACCAATCATCACACTCTTTAATTTGTAATCTTGTTGCCATGTTACCAAAGAAAGGATGTCTTAATAACAATCCAACTCTAGCAACCACAATTTTATCAATAACTTCTGCTCTTAAGTTTTTTAATTCTTCTGGACTTAATTCTTTTTTTTCTATTTCTAAAGTGTCTGTGCTCATAATACTATTATACTTTCTTTTGGTAAATTAGTCAACTCTTTTTTGGTATAGGGCACCGGTAAAAAGTGCCCTATATTCAACACTATTATTTGATGCTTTGAGCGGCAGTAATATATTTGCCGTATTTTTCGTGGAATTCATCAAAACATTTAACAGCATCAGGATCAATCGGTAATTGATACTGAGTTAATGCCATCTTGATACCCATAACAACAAGTTCTGTATCAAAATTATCCATCATAAATCTAAGAAATTTATTAACTTTGTCGTTAAATTTCTTATCTTTTTTGTCATTTGCTTCTTTGAGTTCATAACATAGTGAAACCGTAAGCGAGTACATTGCTGATATTTCTTTCGATTTCAGTTCTGTTATTTTTCCTTCAAGTATATCTGAAGGATTAGGTAACTGCGAAGCCACCTTTCGATGAGCCATGAACTTAACTGCAAGTCCTTCGCCCACTGCACCACTGACCAAGTCAGTTATAGTGTTTTCATCTAAATCATCTGAAAGTAATTCACTCACAAATGACCAAGATCTCGGAGTAGCAAAAGAACGACTAGGTGATTTAGGATCAAAGTCGTATAGGTCTTTTTTGCTAAAAGTTAGATATCCAACAACATCTTTGTTAATGTTGTTAGCCACTGACCATTCCATCCAGTCGTCAAAGTCCGGTTTCATTTCTAAGTGGATAAATCTGTTTGCCAACGGAGCAGGCATTCTGTAAACAACACCTTTGTCTGCCTCTCTGTTACCTGCCGCAACAATTAACACATTGTCAGGCAATTCATATTGACCTACTTTTCTGTTCAATATAAGTTGATACGCCGCCGCCTGTACTGAAGGTGCCGCAGAATTCATCTCATCTAAAAACAACACAATATTTTTGTGCTTTTTAGCCATTGCTGAAGTAGGCAATTCTGAAGGTGATGCCCACGTCATGTTGTTTTCTTTTGAATTGTAATAAGGAATACCTTTAATATCTGTAGGTTCCCATAAACTTAATCTGATATCAATCACCTTAGCATCAATATCTTTAGCAATTTGATGAATAATATCTGATTTACCAATACCAGGGCCGCCCCATAAAAATATTGGTCTTTTAATTTTTAATGCGTGTAATATACTTGCCTTTGCTTTGTTAGGCGAAAGTTGTCTAGTTGTAAGACCAGCATCTTGTATTTTACTTTGTTTTACCATTTGTACTCCTCGTTAATTTGTTGTTATACTTAATAATACATTCTGACGTACCAAAAGTCAAGTGCCTAAGAAGTCAAGGTTTATGCGGGTAATTTGATCTGTGGATAACTTATTCTGTGGTTTCTAGTCGGGAAAGTGCTTTATTGATACCATATTTTCGGATATCTCCAGAAAACAACATCAATTCCATTGCTCTTCTTTCGTTGGTAACAATAATGCCATCGTCTGCTAGGTAGTAAGGACAGTTTAAATATTTGTCCAAAAATATTATGGTTTGTGTGGTAAGGTTAAAATCAGTAGGAAATGGTACATCATATGTTTGCAGTTGCAGTTTGTCTTTGATAAATGTTAATCCTTCGTCAGTTAGACGTAAACCACCTGAACCTTTGTCTCTAGTGTTCTTCCACCAAGACGGCATATACTCTTTCAGAGTATTTTCGCTGATGCCTATGTCAGCATTTTTTAAGAAGATTTTGGTGTAGGTTTCTTTCCAATTCATTTTTCACTGACAGTTTCACCCTGGGTCAATTTGACCACTGTGAAGTCTTCAGTGTTGAACATGGTGTTCATCTTTTTGGCTAGATTGAATGCGTGTCCAGGATTTGAAAACGATACTTTCTTGTATTTTGGTCCCGGGTAGTTGTTCAGCATGTTTGCTGATTTTAGATTGCATGGTTTATTTTTGTGGAATACTGCCCATATACCTTCAGCCGCAAGTACCTGTTCGCTCTTGTAAGATTTGCGATCGGTGGATTCTAGTAATATAGTCGGCTTAGGTCGCGACACGGATAACTCCTCTAATATTTTTTTGGTTAGCTCTTGCTTTTTTAATTTTCATAATTGTTTCAATAGAATGTTTTTTGCCAAGCATTGTTGGTTTTTGTAAAGCTCTTGCTTTTCTAATTCTTGCTTTTGTTTCTTCTGTGTGTCTAAATTTCTTAGATTTTTCGCTAATAATTTTTCTGCCTTCAGGACTGATGCCTGTGTCACCCCCCATTAAGCCGTCTTCTTCTTTTAAATTGGCATAATTGTTTGACTCAACAATGTTGTGCTTTCTAGAATATTCTAATGCGTATTTGTTCAACTCTTTTTTGTTTGTGAAAGCCTTAGTCCATAAAGTTGATACATCATTTCCGTGCTTCTTTAGATGACTAGTCCAATACACACCTGAACCCGTGTAGGATTCCGGGTTTTTAACCGTTTTTCCAAAGTACATCAACCCTGTTTGGTTGTGTTTTTTAATGTATAGATGTGTTATGTTACTCATATTATATGAGTATTTATCTACCTCGAGGTAGTATTATAAGTTACCGCCGTCTACTTTTATTTCAATTGCTTCGACTTCTGTGCTGGTATTCTGTGCTATTAGACCCTCGTAGTCGCCCGCTAAACGGGCCAACACTGTGGCTAGGCTATACGTGACTTGCTTGGCTGTGTTGATGTCTAAACGCACTTCTTTTTGATTACTAAGGTCTGCACCTTTAACTTGTTGTATAAATTGTTGCAGACTGGCTGTATTAATAGGGTAATTTGTTGGCATTGCTCAACTCCGTTTTCATTTCTAATGATGTTCTAAATGGTCCTTTGTAAGGATAACTGTTTAATGTTAATAATTTAGGACAGTAACTTCTAACCCATCCTTTTTCAAATTGAATAACATAGTACCCAGCACAGTATAAACTTTTAGATTTTTTACTTTTATTAAACAATGGTAATTTACGTTTCACATCAAAAACCATATTGAATGCTTTAAATTTTGAAGGGTAATCATAAACTGAATTATCTTCGTTTTCCTTTTCTTCTATTGGTACACTTAATGTTGTACCCCACATCAACTCTCCATCAAAACTTCCTTGGAGTTGTTGTTGATTATCAAACAGTCTAGTACCATCGGTACAACTAAACATATATCTTCTATCTTCTTGTCTACATATAGTTCCTACTTTTTTTCCGTCGGATTCTAATATCCAGAATCTATTTTCTAATATCGGCTTTGCAAAAAATTTACTTGTCATGCTATTGCCTCCTCTTTAAGTTTATATTTTGCATTTAATGGTTCTGCATACGTTTGTGGATATTCTGCAATTTTTTGCATATCCCATTTAGCACAAAATTTTATTAATTTTAATCCTACTTGTTCAACAGTTTTAGGTTTAACATCATTAATAGCATCGTTAATCAATGTTCTTATTTCTTCAGGTTGTGCTGTTAAGTCACACAATGTTATATTTCTTTGAAAGTCATCCATCACTCTGTGTTCGTTGCCATTGTGATCAACCCAACGTTGTAACATTATATTGTTCCAATTGTATCCTTTAGAATTTCTATCTTCAAATGCTTCTTGCAAACCAACTTTTTTTTTAGTTCCTTTTTTTCTAACTCCAGGATAAGCACTGAACACATTGTCAGCAGTATCGCCTCTCATACATTTTTCAAACAACAACCATTGAGGATTGGGTGCAGGTTTTTCTTCTTTGGTCTTTTTATCTATTACTCTTTTTCCTTTTGGGTCAAAGTATCCTTCATGTGTGGTTGTTACTTCAGTTATTCCATTGTATTGACACACATTAGGAGCAATCAATTGAGCAAAGTCACCGTCTGTTGAAACAATAATATGATTATCATCTGGATGTGATTGTACCCAACCTGCAATTAAATCATCTGCTTCAAGTTTAGGATTTTGAATAGAAGTACAATTTGTTTTTGTTTCAATAAATTCGTTAAAATTATCAAAAGTTTCCCAAAATATTAAATCTTCTTCGACTTCTTTTTCTGTTCTGGCATCTCTAGCATTTTTTCTATTACGTTTATAAGGTTCATAAAAGTCTTTACGCCAACTTCTACCTTCCAAACAAAATACAACATGGTCACCTTTAAAATCCTGCCATACTTTACGAACACTGTTTAATGTGATATGTAAAGCCATTCCTACCTTAGAATCCAAATCACTCTGTATTGCGTGTTTGGCTCTAAAAAATGTATTGGCTGTGTCTACAATTATATAATTCATTACTCGATATCTGTTCTAACAATGTGCTTTCTTAATGCTCTGACAAGTTCTTCTATTTTGTCTATACAACCAATTAGATCTCTGTCTGTGATGTACTTGCTTCTCTCTTTAAGTTTGTCGTATTCCTTAAGAGATATCTGTACAGTTGGGGCATAGTTCTCTTGGTGTCCCACACTCTCATTTTCCATTGAGGCGTCTAGTGCTCTTTGTTTTTCTTCTGAGTCTGTCATATTATCTCCTAACTTATTTCTGATTTATCTTCACTTAAATTTTTAGTATTAATGTATCCAGCACCTCTTGTAGGATCTAAACCTTCTTCATCAAGAATATTTTGAGCTATTGTTCTGAACCAACCATCTACTATTTGTTCATTTGATTCTCCTTTGTAGCCTGCATCTAACAATTTCTCGATAAACTCATTGTTCCAATCCAGTTCAAAGAACCCGTTTCTTATGTTGTCTCCATTAATTTTTGTGTCTAACACAGCAACCCAAGGTTCACCTTTTGCTGTTGCTTGTTCTTTTTCTTTCATTAATGCATCTAACTTTGGATTTTTACCAGTTTCTTTAGAAGTTGTTTCTTTCTTCTTAATAAACTTGTCCTTTACTTCTTTAATTTTCTTAATGATGTCCATTATTATTCTCCATTTTTTCCTTGTTTATTTTATCAAGTCCCCCAGGCATTTCCGAATATGTCGACGTGTAGTCTTGGAGTGTATCTCCATCCTCTTGCCATTGCCAATTCGGCAACTCTTTTTGTGTTGAGTGTGTATGTTTCTGATCTGCCTCCCAATGGCATGACATAAACGGGAACGTTGACTCCCACTTGATTGAACTCGGCAACTGCTTGTGCAACTTCATCAACATCGGAAGCATCAGCAACCACAAATTTGAAATACATTTCACTATTAGGAATCCCATTATAAGACCTAGCAATTTCAGGTTTGATAGCAGTGTCCCAAGGTTCACCTGATACGGAAAGTTTTGGAGAGCATGACCAAGTGACTTGGAATCTGTTTTGTTTTCTAAGATAGTCTTCAAAATCCTTATGTAAAGTCTGCGTTGTGTTTGTTTCGAAAGTAACATTTTTTAAATCCTTCATTCTTGGATGTTCAAATAGTTCGATGTATGTTCTTTGCCATCCTAACAAAGGTTCACCGCCTGTTAAAATAAAGTGTACATCTTGTCCATTAGACATAGTCCACTTGCCTTCTGGAGTTAATGATAATATATGATCCACAACCTCGTCAACAGTTTTATCCATCATAAACTTTTTAAACTCAGGATAGATACTGGCATAAGTGTCACAGCCTGTATGAATTATTGGCAAGTCCTCAAACTTATCCACCTTGTCAGTAATCCCTTCATCTAACAACTTCTTAACTTCTGGATTGTATTTTATTCCTTGTTTAAGTTTTTCTGCTCTGTTTGGTTCTTTATCTAACCCAAAGTTCATACAACGAAAATTACAGCCAAATGTTCTTAAGAACACACTGGGTACTCCAACAAAACGTCCTTCGCCTTGTATGGAATAAAATGCTTCTGAATATCGAAGTTTACTACTCATTGATTTAGTTATGACCTTTCATGCTCAAACATATATCATAGAACTCTTTCTTAAGAGGAGCATGTTTATCAAACGCACCCAACATGATAGCAGTTGTCATATCTGATTCATGTTCTCTTACACCTCTGTGTGTCATGCAATGATGTTCTGCTTTGATCAGTACAGCCACATTTGGAGTCTTTGCATATTTTTGTAATGCTTCAGCAATCTGTGTTGTCATTTCTTCCTGTATTTGAGGTCTTTCAGCAATGTGATGAACTAATCTATTAAATTTAGATAATCCAATAACTTCTTTTTCTGGAAGAACACCTATCCAACACTTACCTACAATATTCTGAAAATGATGGGCACAAGTCGATTTAACACTGATTGGACCACTTGTGTATAAACTTCTATAACCCATGTTAGGAAAAGAAGTAATTTTAGGCGGTTGAACAAATCTACCACCAAATATTTCTTTTATATACATTTTAGCAACACGTCTTGCAGTCTCTTTTGTGTTATGATCATTTTCAGTATCAATTACTAATGCATCGAGTACTCCTGAAAATGAATCTTCAACTTCTTTCTGAAGTTCTTCCAACTCGCCTTGTTCTACAAAATCAGCAATATTGTCATTGCTATGAAATCTAACGTCTTTTTCTTTAAGCCTTTGTCTTATTCGTTCAGATGCTTTCATTAATCCCTCTTGATGTATGTTTCTAATACTTCTAATTGATCATGGTATTCAGCAATCACTTTTAATTCTTTTTCTATAGTTTCAAGAATGTCTCCGTGTTCACCAATTCCCACAGCCTTCTCCATGTATATTTCAACATTGGCTTTGTGTTTTTCTATATGTCCTTTGGCGTGTGCCACAAGTGCATCATATATGTGTTGTCTACTTGCCATTTTTATTTCTCCTATGTTATTACTATATTAACAAATTTTATCTAATTTGTCAATGATTTGTTTAAGAACAATTTGGTTTCCTTCTTCAGTGTAGTGATTAATTTCACCTCTATGTTCATGCCAAATATCTGTTAAATCTAATGTGTTCTTTTCAAAAGAAAATTGGTTACTGATACTAAAATTGTCCACAGCCAAATATGGAATTGGTATGAATCTGTTTATTTCTTCACGTAAAATTTGATATAGATCTTTTTGGTACTCATCATCGTAATGATGATAAAACCAATTTTTAGCAGTTTTCAACCCTGGATTGAACCAATCAACTTTATCGTGTAAATCAGAGTATATCAAATCACAATGTTTATGTAACCCTTGTTTGTGTACAGGATGTTTAGGTGTGTGTATTCTGCTAGGACTAGTATGACACACAATAACACAATCATAATTGTTAACCCAATATGAATCATGAGCACTTAAATCATGTAATTGTTTCAGTATTTTATATTCTCCCACACCAGCCTGTGCTAAATTGTTCACAGCATGAGTTTTGGATAATATCAAAGGCCAACCGATACCTTCACCACCGGGCCATTCACAACCAAAACTGTCGCCTGTTATTAATATTCTTTTAGCCATTTCAAATATTCTGTTGCTATTATTGTATGATATTGATTGTTAAAATGTTCTTTGTCTTCAATAAAATAATCTTCTGCTTTGTGTCCTAATGTATTTAGATGTTGTTCCACACTCTGTTCAGCTCTTTTCAGGGTATCAATTTTACCAAAATAATCTGACTCACTGGGCCACACACCTCTGCTTCTAAAATTAAACACATACAACTTTGTGTTATTTGCTGTACACATCTTATCCCACATATACATATTTTTTAAAAATTCTCTTTTTTCTATTATAGTGTTACACTCGTAAAACAATTTTACAGACATATAAGGATCTTTTCTTAGATCAGGTGATGTCAACCCATGTTCTGCTGAAAAGCCAATACTTGGTATTTTTTTATAATCATCTCCCACAGGCTTCTGTAATATCTGCACAGTGTTTCCTGCGACAGGTTGATCAGAAAATTTTCTAACATTTTCAGTTGATTCTGGATGTTCGTATGTGAATTGATCTAATGGACCTGCTTCATGTTGTAAGTCTGGATCAAAACTTAATTCTATTCTATTCAACGGAGCCAAACAAATAAACACTTCGTCGATATCGTTATATTTAGAAAACATATTAGCCAACCAAATTGTGTACAAGTTGTTAGTTGCACCTGGTTGTGCGTAAATCACAATGTCTTTGTTGTGTATTTCAGAATATTTTACTGCATAATTGTTATCGTTCCAAAATGTAAAACTACCCGGACCTACTTGTCCTTCGATGGTTTTATATCCTACTGTGTGGCTATCGCCTATAAAAAGTGATCTACTCATTGTTTTACCTTTATATCAAAGTTTGCAATACAACGTGGGCCATTTTTAGGAATCCCACCTCCATGCTTTATTTTACCATCAAAGATAATTGCTCTACCTTTTCTTGGTTCAACGGATTTTATAATTTTTCCATCATTGTCAAAAAATACTGTATCACCATCAGCATCGTTAACAAAATAAATCACAACCATGTGTTCAACTTCTATATCAATGTGAGGTGCATAGTGTGTTAGTTCTGTTTGGTGTGGCACTGTGATAAACACTCTTGCCAACATAATATTTTGCAATATTAAATCATTCACATTGCACAAAGCCTGAGCCACCATTCCGAAATTGTCAAGGTGTTTACTGATCGATGTATGTGATTTAAGCAAATGTACAAAACTCAATGGCGGTTGATTTGTTTCTTTAGCAGTTATTTCATACTTGCATTTAAAATCAACACTGGGGTCAATGAACTCTTCACCTTTGCTTTTAACACCTAATGTAATTAACTCAAGATGATCTTGCAAATAAGCAGGTATTAGATCATCATAAACTTTGATAAATGGTTCATTATTCATTTTTTGTGTAATCCCCTTTGCTGGGTATAACATTCCTTACACCACCTTTGGGATTTTCACAATCACCTTTTTTCCTAGGAATAAGATGAACGTGTGGATACATCACAGTTTGTCCTGCCGCTTCACCAACATTGATCCCAACATTGTATCCGTCAACAACACCTTTGGCAACATTGTCATTGCCTATTTTAATTGCAAGTTCAACACATCTAATAAGTCTTTCTTGTGTTGCTTCTTTGGGTACTATTAAAGAATGTCCTTCTGTAACTGGATATCCGTCATTGTACCACATCATGTCTTTAAAATCATACACCACATCTGACCAAGGTGCTCTTCCGTCTTTCTTTGCTTTTTCTAATGTGTCTACTTCTATCATTACCATTGCTCCCAAGGAAATACAATCCATTGTGGATTTTCTTCTTTGTTTATATTATAGCACCAATAATCCAATGTGTCAAACTTGCTTGGCTTATTGTGTATGATTGCGGCTGTTTTTACTCTGTCTTCTCCACCAAAATTTTCACGAATGAATTTGAATGTGCTACCGGAATCATTAATGTCATCAATAATTAATATTTTTTTTTGAAATGCATAGGCTTTTTCTAGATTAGATAAATCTGGTTTTGCTTTATGATCTCTCAATCTAACGTCTAATACTTCGTGTGGAATATGCAATCGATGACTCATATACACACCAGGAATACATCCACCTCTGTTGATACCCATAACAAGATCAGGTTCAAATCCATCTTTACCCATTTGCTCACAGATTTTATCCATGCCGTTTCGAACCTGTATCATTGTAAAATAAACTTTATTGTCCATTAGTAGTTTTCTTCATCTGGGTTTTTAGAACAATAATCTGTGTAACAGATTCTCCAAACGTTCTTGAATTTTTCATATGCTATTTGTAATGAAGGATAATCGTCACACACTTTATCTATAGTTTCTAAAGTTGGTACTGTGTCTTCAAAAGGTTTACCAGGTAAGAAATCGTCAAACTTCATATTTTCAAAACCTTTTCCTGCATCTGCACCAAAGTCAATTGGTTCTGTGAGTGTGAATGATGAGGAATCTGTTGAATAACTCACAACCGGTCCTGTTGAACTATTAGTGAGTGATTTGGAATCAACACTCCATATTTCTTTTTCTTGTTTTTTACTAATTGTCATATAAATTTAACTCCTTTAAGGATATATTAGTATAACTCTTCTACTTTATCACAAATCTTAAGTCTTTTTGCTTCTTTGGCATCTAACCACACATCCTGTGGTGGCAGTAAAATTTCTCTAATCTGTTTTTCATTCATGCCTATACATTTTTTGTAGTGTTCAATCATTCGTTTTGTACTCAATTCGAATTCTTTAACTCTTGCATACAGTTCGTGTTCTTTACCTGCACTGCCCCAACTGTATTGGTGTGATAGTATTGCAGTATTAGGTGTCAATATTCTTGAACCTTTTTTACCTGCTATGAATAATAAAAATCCACATGATGCAATTAATCCTAATCCCACAGTTTTAATTGGTATAGTACTCGCTTTCATTGTATCAATCAATGCAAATGCGGCGTGTACATCTCCACCAGGTGAATTAATTATCAAAGTTAGTTGTGGTAATCTTGTGTCTGCTAGATTGTGATTCATAATCCACTGAATGCAACTTCTACAAGATTCCATTGTGATGTCTTCCATTAACACGTAAATACCGTTAGATGCTAGATTATTTTGTTGTTCTGGTGGTCGTCCTTTTTTAGCCATTTGATAAAACTCCATATAGTTTATTGCCTGAAAAATATTGTTCTTTCAGTTTTGTTTTTTGTTTTATAACAGCAGGAGCATACTTTGAATAGTTTTCCATGTAATCATCTATCTTAGCCATCAACTGTTTTTTGTGTTTTCTGTAACTTTCCATATTCTCTGTCCATTCGCTTGGGTATAAGAATTCATTTAGTGCCATCTCTTTGTAACTTAATCGGTCAGGCATCATTGGAATAACTCCAAGTATAGCACCTTCATACCAACTGATACCTAATGTTTCTTGTAGATTAGCACTGAACATTAATTTTGCTTCTCCTAACAAGTTATGATATTCGTTTTTAGATAAAGTTTTTTCCTGACAAACCACAAATTCATATTGTGGTAAAGAGTTTTTTAAATCTTGAAATATTGCAGGTTGTTTTTCAGGAGCCATTCTGTGTGGAAAAAGAATAATATCTTTCTTCTCCATGTTCTGATACATATCCAAAGTGTGTTCCATATACTCCATGGGCCAACCTACTTTTACAACTTTATCATTGTCTTTGGCTTGTGTAAATGTTTTAGAAAATAAATCAATATGAAATTGTGTAGCAAAGAAATTGTGATCAAATGTATCAAACATTGCCTGTTCTGTGTTTCTTACCCAAGGTTTATCTCCAATCAGTCTACCTAAGAAGTCTTGCGGATCATATGAACCGGCGTGCCACATACCGCCTATCTTAATTTTTACTTTTAACAGTTCTGCCATATACTTTAATTGTAACACTGTGGGATTCCATGCATCTGTGTACAAAAAGTAATCACCATCTTTTATTTTGCCATCGCAGAACAATTTACCTATCTGTTGCATTTGATTGGCTTTGTAAACATTAGTGCCACCAAAGTTTAAAAATGCTCCAGGTGTAGTTGCTTGTGGAGTATCTCCTCCATTGATTGTGATAACTTCGCTGTTGGTTGTTTTCTTCAATTGTTTAGGCAAGAATGTTTTCCACTCTTTGGTGTATCTTGTGTCAACTGCTTCTAAGTCTACAATATAAATTGTCATTTGTTTTCCATGTCTAAAATAACTGTTAGTCCTGCGAATAAGCAAAAAAGATAATAGTAGATATCACTTATCATCTCGTTACCACCTGTTAGTGGATGAGGCACAGTTACACTGTAACCTACTAGACACATAAAAGCAATAATACCTGAAATATAACTCAAGTGTTACTCCTTATGATAAATGATCTCACTCCCATTTTCGCCATCCTCACTTACATTAATAATAACGTCTCTTCCAGGATATTTCTTGCCAATTTCTTCTGCCAAGTCATCGCTCATCATTTCACAAGATTTATAATCTAACTGTAATGTTTTTTCAGCATACAGTTTTTCTAACCATCTTTTGAATTGTATAAACTCTATATCTCTGTCATTATGAAATACTTCAATTTCTACTTTAAAATGAAATATATGTCTGTGAGGGTATCCTAAAAATGATACATCATATTCATCACCTGTTGCAAGTGCTGGATCTTCCAGTGCCGCAGGATATTTATGAATGCCTTCTTTTTTAAATGTTACCCATATAAATGTTTTATGTTTATTCATATCTAATTATAGCAATTTTATTCGTCTGTGTCAACGTCAATTACTGTGTCTCCCACATATTCTTTCCAATCTGTATAGTGCATATCTTTGGTGATTTCTTTTAGATTTCTGCTCCAAACACCTGTGTTTGAATGTCCCCAAGTAACATCATCTATTTTAAGTGTAGCATTGCCATTCACTTTGTAAATATTTGGAATTTTAGCACTTATCATTGGAATAAATTTTTTATAACTCATCAAACCTGTACTTGTAACAGTTTCCATATATTCTATACCAAAATCAAGTGTTATCCAAAAGTCTTTGTCCAATAATGATTTGATCATTTCATACCACGGTTTCAACTGTTGTTCGTTGTTGATAACAAAACTTTGACTAGTTCCGAAATATATGTGTTTTGCTTTGTGACCAACAGCCAATTTTTCAATTTCTTCAGCGGATCTAACACCAACCACAAACAGTGTTTGCCAACCTTTTGCTATTGTGTTTTCTATCTCGGTACCTGTAAAGTATATTACCTGTTTTCTTTTTGCTGTGTCTAAAGCCATTCTATGTATCCTCTGCTGTATCCTGGCATTCTTTGATTGCCTTCTTTAAAAGCATCATGCCATTCTGTTTTTCTATTATATCCTTTGCTCCAAAATTTATCTATGTTCAAAGCACCTTTTTCAATCATGTTAACTGCTGTCTTCATACATCTTTGAAAATCTTTTTGTCTAGGAGATGGAAACACAACAGTGACAGCATTCCATAACAGTTTGCTAAATGATGTTGTAATTTTATCTGTTTTCTCTGCACCTAGCACAATTAATCCTTGTGGTTTTATGATATCTCTTACAAAGACTTCATCTCTGGTGTTTAAATCTATCACAATATCATACATTCCTTCAAATGTATCTTTTAAATTGTCGCCCCAACGTTCTTTGTTGTGACTGCCTATTACGTCTATTTGAAAGAAATAATTAGCACTTAGATATTGATACACAACCCAACTAAGAAATCCACTGCCTATAATGGCAATTCTTGCATCTTTGCTGTTACGTTTTTCAAACTGGTATTCTTCTTGCATGACCACATTCAACCCACAAGCAACTGGTTCTATGATGTATTTAGGGTCTGCTTCAGGAACACTTACATAAGTTCCTTTATCAGCATTGTATTGATCAGCATATGCAGGCTCACCTCTTGTTGCAACATAATCTCCCACATCGATATCTTTTACTTCGCTACCTATTTCTAATACTTCACCTAAACCTTCATGACCTTGCATGTTCAAAGGAAGTGGACCAAAGTCTCCATTCATCATATCAATATCACTTCTACACACACCAGTAAAAACACTTTTTACTCTTATTTGATCAGAGGTAATATCAGGTACTTCAAAATCACCTTCTTTGAATTCACCTTTACCTTCAGTGTATAATATCTGTACTTTTGTCATTAATTTTTTCCTGTATGTATAAATCTTGCTCCAACTGATTGTTCCAAAACATATCATCTTCTAGATGTATTAAACTGTCTTTGATCATTTCTTCATATGCTTCTTCTGGACATAATCCTAAAGGTATTGATGCTAAATGTGATTCTCCATCTTTGTAAAAATGTATAGCCATGTCATCGTGTAAGTTAGTTTTCCAATTAGCATACAGTATATAGATTTTGTTACCATCTGTCAATTCCATAGTGGCTGAATCATCTACATTATAAACTCCATTTTCATTGACAACACCATAATCTGTGCCTGTGCAATCCGACAAGTTCCATCGTTGCTCTGTGTGATACTGTCTAACTTTAAAATCTTGATAACTGTTCTTGTTCACTGACATCATTATACTCATTAAGTGAGGTAATAAATCTCTACTCACACCGCCAAATGCTTTACTCTTATCTGTAAACCATGTTCCTGGTCCAGGAATTCTATTTTTGTTTACCCAGTTGATCTGTATCATATCACTTGCTTCACAATTTTCTGCTATCTGTTTGATATTGTTTCTCCACTGATTATTCTTTGTCATCATAAATCTTGTTGACTTATTTAGGTTTGTAAGCAATCTCCAGTGATTAATTGTTTCCACACCTGGCTTCTCCACAAACACAATCTTTGTGTGTTCTGCTAATTTTAATGCTGTCTTGTAGTGTAAATGATTAGGCACACAAATATGAGCAGTGTCAAATGGTGCATGAGCTGTTATGGCTGTTGTAAGTTCTGTGAAGTCTGCATCAGCATTAGGATTTATATCCACAGTAATCACTTCATGTCCCATTCTTTTTAGAATGTTAACGTACAACTGTCCAAATCCTAGTCCAACAACCAAACTTTTCATTGTTATAATGTATCCTGCATTTTCTTTAATTGTGTTTTTAAAAACAGTTTCATCTTTTTAAATTTTAAAAGAAGTTCTTTACTGCCCCACGATCTATCATAAGAACGTTCAGACTCCATTTCATTAACTTTACTTTTGTACCACTTGTATTCTTTTTCAACTGATTTTACTTTTCTACTTTTTCTTATTGTCATTTTAAGCCTCCTCAAATAGGTTAGAAAATTGTGTACTTGCATTCACTGTCTTTTTACCTGTTGCTCCTCTAGTGCCAATGATTGACATCCAGAATCTTGAAAACTCTTCGATTACCATGTTTGCTTCATCTCTACTGCTGGTGGCAAATATGGCATCCACAATATCTTTAAAAGCAACTCTATCAAACTTTTCTTCAACCAACATTTTAGGATTTAAACCTAAATCATATTGTCGATTTGCTTCTTGCACTGCTGAAATATGTGTCCACACATTGTGTGCCATTTGTAGTGTGTAACTGAATGAGTCCCAAGATGTTCTACCTTCATTACCCATCTTGTTTAAATCACCTGGTTTATAACAGGTAACATCTTTCAGCATCAATCTTTTACTGATAGGACTGTCCATAAATCTTTCAAATATACCTTTTTCTAACACAGCATCTCTAAATAATTTTGTTTCTAAAGAAAATGCTTTATCATCAACACTTGGTTGCATTCTGTATGTCCATTTCTTTTTGTCTTTAATTTCTATGTCAGTGTAAATTTGACCATTAGCACTGGCTAAGAAAGGTGAAGCACAATCAAATGTGATCATAAAGTTTGGATTATGATATTTTCTAATTGCTCTTTGAACATCTGTTAACAACACTGCCCATTCTAATTTACTTGTTCCTAAAAAGTGCATAACATCATGCACACCTTTTTCTAATAATCCATCAAATCTCAATGCCACCAAACGTTTCAATGCCAAGTGTATATCGCACATGTTCTGTCCACCCATTGCCCAACCATTAAAGTGTGTGCTAGGAAATTGTTTAGGATCACAATAGTGTTTCATTTGTGTGTACCAATCATCTGCTTGTTGAAAGTTTTCACCTTGTAATACATTTAAAAATTTACAATTACCGTTACGATTTTTCATAAAGTAATCATTGTTGATTTTTGTGCCATCAACTGCTTCTTGATATGAACTGATCTTACTTGCCGCCGCACCCGCAGGAGAACGAGATACCCAAGCAGGTATATCTAATATCATACCATAATCCATGTTGCCATCCATGAACGCCAACACTTGTTCACGTTTCTTTTTGGCTTTAGGACAATTAACATCTTTCCAGTCGCCTTCCCAAACACCTTTACCTATTTGGAAACCACCTGAGTCACCTAGTACCCAGTTATCTTTTCTATCTCTGTTTCTGATGATGTCGTCCCTCACAGAAAAGTGATCCATATTTAAATCAGCATGACCCGCCGAATATAAATGCCACTTGTAATAGAAATAAGTGTCTTTGGAACTCAAGTAATTCATACCCTCAACACCATGTTCAAAGTTTTGTGGAACTCTTTCAGGTTTAATGTAGTCTTCTTGATGTCTTGCTTTACCAATATCCCTAGCATAAAAACTGCTCAAAGCAGGAAGAAAAGTTGCGTAATCTTTTTGCTTTTCAGTTAAGTTGTCAGTGGGTATGTTTTTCTTTTCCATATTATCCAAATGCCTTTATTGCTAAAAGCGGAACTAACCAAGGAAACACCAAATGCTCAACCAACTCATAAATTACCAATGCAGAGAGCAGTATTGCCCACAGTCTTGATGTTCTTGCTTTATAACTCACATATGTAAAGATTTTCGAATGCCATGTTCCAATCTTTTCCACAATACCTGGTTTGTTACTTTTTATAGTCTTTTTCTTTTTAGCCATATGTCCTTATTTTGTTTGTGCAGGCAGTATGTAATTGTATTCACCAATTCCACTGTCCACAGTTATTTGCATTGCTCCTTGATCAGAAATACTCATTTTAACTTTTCCGTCAAGACTCAAAATACTGATCACTTGTTGTATCGGCCAACTCCAAGTGTTTTTTAATTCACCTGTTAGATTAGATTCAAATACAAATGATCCTGCGTGTGAATTAGCATCACCAAAATAAAACATCAATGTGTTGTTTTCTGTTTTTATAGTAAACACAGTTTCTTCAACATGTGCCGCCGCTTGTAATTTCAATCTGTGTATTGCCGCAAGTTTAGGTTCAAAATTAATATCCCAATTAGACCCTTTAAATTTAACAGACTTTAACTTTTCATTAATAATTTCAGTACTCATAAATCTGTAATCATTTTTAAAATCTCCGCCTGCATTTTCAAAGTGAATATGCGTTGGAATAGTTTTACCATTTCTTTCTGCTGATTTGATTTCGATCTTTGCTTCTTTTTGATACTCTGGACATTTTAAGTGTAAAGCCAGTTTGTCTAAATTAGGCATACCAAACACACCATCGAATTCGTTCACTTTAGTATTTGTGTTTGCTGAAAGAATAACTGATCTGTCTTCGGCCATACTTTCTATTTTTGTTTGTTCTTCGTTACTCACTTTTACAAGGCTAAGAAATCCTAGCGAATGTGTATGTGCAACGATGTCTTGTAAGATGTCTTTCATTTTTTTATTCTCCTGTTTGTTATATTATATTTAGGTTTTGTCGAAAAGTCAACTACTAATTGTTCCATCTTGACTTTACTCCAAAATGTTTATAAGCCTTCTGCACACTTTTGGCTTGGAAATAACAATCCGCCAATGCATTGTGAAGTGACATCTGTATGTCTTTTCTTGGGTCTTTTGGTAACATATTGAACAGAGTTCTTGAATCTCTAATTTGCCAATAGTTCCAAGGACAAGGTTGCCCTAGTTGAGCATACAAATTTTGTAATATGGCATAATCAAAAAGCGGACCTTGGCACCATAATTCGTCCACTCCTACACACCATTTGTTTAATTGTTTTATCATATTGCTTAATGAAATTCTGTCTTCATCACCCAGTGCTTCATTTCTAATTTCTTCATCTTGTCGACCCCACCATTCAAGAGTGTTTTCATCCACATGTCGACCCAATGCACTTTGTTCATCAACATCCACTCTTAGATACAATCCTGCGTGTGGTTCTGAATCTGTGTAAGGATCAAATTTTATAGCACCCAATGTTAACAAAGTAGCATCTGGTCTGGTGCTCAATGTTTCCAAATCTATCATTCCGTGTGTAGACATCTATCCTCCAAAATCAAAAAGATTGTTAAATGTGTTATTACTTTCGGTTGACTTAATGTCCCAACCTAATACTCCAAGCAAGTTGCCAAGTTTATTATCGATCACTGTGCTTTCCATTGTGGCATCATCAAATGGCAATTCTTTAAACCATTCTGGAATACGCAATTCATCCACAGGATACGCAACACTGGTAAAGTCTAATGGATTCTTTTTTAATTTACAAACAATTACTTTCATACCATCCATAATTTCTTGCGAATACTTGTCACTGTTCATACGTTTAAGTGTGTTCCAGTTAATACTTGCTCTTACGTGACCAGGCATGTTTGCTTTGCCCAGTCTTGCTTCTTTTTTAGAATATTCACCTATGTTGTTTGCTCTACGTGGAGATCCTTTCTCCCAGCCTGGTCTTGTTTTAAATTCATTTCTAAATTGTGTAATTTTATCCAACACTTGTTCTTCTGTGTTATCGGATAACACCATTAATAGTAATTCAGATAAGAAGTTCTGAATATACACAGGTGTGTCTGATCTTTTTAAATCTAGTCCCATTGCTTTAATTTTGCCTGCCTTGCCGTCTTGATCAGTTCTAAATCCTTCTAAATCATAAATCAATATGGCATATCTTTTCTTTGTGATAAACAAGCCCGATGTTGCCACACTTTCTCTACCTGCTTGAATTACTTCTGCTCTTGATCTCATACAATGAAATGCTTGTCCCATAAATTTTTTAAATGAATTGTTCACTTCACCAGCAACTTGATCATACAGTTTTACAACACTTTCTTTTGTCCAAGGTATTTGTCCCGCATCTATTTCCTTTTTAAGAACTTCATATGCTGAAAAATAAGCCGAGTCTGTGTCACCATAAATTAATGCTTTGCCTACATGATCATAATCACCAGTTATCACTTCGTTGATCTTGGATGCCATGTGTTTAGATATCTGTCTGCCTGATAATGTTGTTGATTGTCCAATACGTTTGTCAAAGAATCTACAACCTGGATTAAGGATAGCACCATACAAACTGTTCAAGTTAATCTTTTTAACCAGTTGTCTTTTATCCCAGAATTCTATTTCTGCTTCGTTTTTTGCTTCTTTGGCTTTCTTCAACATAGCCTGCATATCTTTTCTTTCTTTATACCAACGTGCAAGTAGTCCAGGTATTACACCTTCAAACTCGCTTGTGAATATTGTTCCATTTGCACTTATCATCATTGGATTATTACTATCGAAAATCATTTTGTAAATTTCAGCACCACTCATTATGTCTACTTTTCCATCTTCCCAATCCACATTAATACTGATATCTTTTCTTTTTTCCATCACAGCGTCATATTCTAATGATCCAAAATGATTTTCCCATGCACCTGCAAATGATTTTTTTTGTAATGTCATTTGTTCATCAATGTATTCATCTGTGTATGTTGGTCTCAGTTGTCCCATTACACATTCAGGAGCCATGTTTAAAGCTCTAATCACAGACGGATATAGCGAATTAATATCCATCGAACCAATCCATTTGTGCAATCCTTTTTTAGGATATGCCACATAAGCACCTGCGGCTGATGTTGAGTTGTCATCTCTTTTTGGTCTATTTGGTACTTGTACTCCTCGTCTGTGTGCTTCATTTATAATTGCTTGTTCTGTAACTGCAACTGCACCCATAGTGGTTTGTAGTAAAACTGTGTTACTGTGTGCTAGTTCATTTGATAATGCTATAAATCTTAACTTACGATCCAATTTATCCAATAGTGCCACGTCTTGTCTGTTGTATTCTATGAATGTTCTAAAGTCTTGATTGTAAAGTTGATCTAAACTTCCTTCATACACAGTTTTAGTCTCACCTATTTCATGGTCACCAATAGCATCTAATCTATATGAATGTCGTTCTTCGTAGGTGTATTTTCTATAAAGTTCCAATGAGTCTAAATGTACTCTGCCAACTAAATCATAAGTTTCTTGTTCTCTACCATATCTTTCAAAAGTTCTTTTCTTAGGCATTTGTTTCCACAAACATAAACGTCTTGTGTCATCTTTGCTCATTACCTTTTTAATTCTGTTTATGATATATGGTAAGTCGTAACCTTCTGAATTCCATCCTGATATTACATCAGCGTCTTCAATAATATCTAAAAATGCTTTGATCATATCTGCTTCATCTTTATACAGATACACATTGTCTATGCCTTTTGTAGTTTCTTTGGCTTCTTCTATGCCCATTGTTTTGGGTGGTATGGCAAATGTAACCATAGTGCCTAACCATTGTAACGAAACGGTGATTGCTGTGATTGGCATGAAAGGATCACCGGGTTGACTAAATCCTCTTTCAGGATCATAATCTGTTTCAATGTCGAAAAATGCTATATTTAAATCAGGAGCATCTTGATTAAGATAGTTTTCACTTAAACATTGAAAGATAGGATTTATATCAGATTCAAATAATGTTTTGTTTCTGTTAATTGCAAGTTCTTTGTGAAAATCTTTTGTGTTCTTTGAAACAATTCTACTTAAAGGTTTACCTGTGGTACTTTTAAACTTTCCACCTGGATCTTCATGATAGAATGTGTATTTGATTGGATATTCTTTGAATACCCTTTCTTTGTTTTGTCGTTCAACAACTCTTATGATGTCAGAGTTTCTGTCAAAATATCCGTCTATGTAACTCATTTATTCTCCTTTTTGTCATTTGTGGCTGACAAAATACCTAAAATCAATTGTGGATGATTCTTCCTTACTTTATATAATATAATAGTATACCTCCGAAACCCATTGCTGTCAATACTAAATTTGTTACAATCAGTGCCGGTTCTTTCCAAAGAAAGGATACTATTAACCAAATTATTCCACCCAAAGCCAAAAGCAATGGACCTACAGGATATAATTCAGGAAATCCTGCGTTTATAAAAGTGCCTATGATTAATACTGCGGTTGCTAGCCATTTTAGATTTTTGCCTGTTGTTACCTTTTTCATAAATTAATTTGTTTCATATCTGTCAAATACTCTATTGATTACATTGTTCACTCTAACAAAGTGTGCCGCTTTAGGCATATCTTTGATTCTTCTTGCTCCAATGTAAGTACAGGTGCTTCTTACTCCACCTAATATTTGTTCAACAGTCTCTCTGACTGGGCCTTTATCTTCTAGTGTTACTGTTTTGCCTTCTACGCCTCTATATCCGTCTTTTCTTTGTCCGTGTGTGTTTAATGCTGTCTGTGAAGCCATGCCATAAAACACTCTTTTACCATCTTTTAACTCTAATTCTGATTCATCATGTCCTGCTAACATTCCACCTAGCATAACAAAATGTGCACCACCGCTCAATGCTTTTGCAACATCACCTGGTTGTGTACAACCTCCGTCTGCAATAATATGACCACCAACACCATTTGCGGCATCTGAACATTCCATAATTGCTGAAAACTGTGGAACGCCAACTCCTGTTTGTGTTCTTGTTGTACACACACTGCCTGGACCTATACCAACTTTCACAATGTCAGCACCTTTTATAATTAATTCTTCAGTCATGTTTGGAGTCACAACATTACCAGCAATGATTATTTTTTCTGGATATTCTTCTCTAATTTTTGTTACAAAGTCTACAAATGATTCATGATAAGCATTCGCAACATCAATTGTTATACAAGGTATATCAGGAAATGCTGACATCACTTGTTTTAATGTTTGATAATCTGTAGCATCTTGGTTGTGTATTGCTCCAGTGCCTACACAGGCAGAAACATATTTAAATTTAAGTCCTGTGCCTGCCGCCTGCTTCCAATCATCTAATGTATAATGCTTTCTAATTACTGTAAGCATTTTATATTCTTGTAGCACTCTTGCCATAGAAAAAGTTCCTACACCATCCATATTAGATGCTACAATAGGAACATATGATAATTCTTTACCACTATTTCTAAATTTAAATTTTCTTAAAATGTCAACGTCACGTCTTGAATTTAATGTGGATCTTTTAGGTTGTAGCAATACGTCTGAATAATCTAAATGTATGTTATAATCAATTCTCATTAAACTTCATTTTCTAAAGATTCAACGTCAATCCCTACCATTGTGTTCATGTCTGAAACAGGGCTAGTTTGAAATTTTAAATAATGCATCATGTTTTCTGGAGTAGATTCAATATAAGGATCGCTGTCCTCGCCATCGTTGTTTATGCCTGGCTCTTGCCACCATGCTTCTATAACACCGTTGTTGATCACTGCCATATATCTCCAACTTCTATTTCCAAACCCTACGTGGTTCTTTCCAATCAACATTCCCATAAATCTTGTGAAATTACCTGAACCATCTGGAATCACTTTAACATTTTTTAATTTTAATGAATCTGCCCATGCGTTCATCACAAATGAATCATTCACTGAACAACAATAAATCTCGTCAATACCCATGCTTTTAATTTTGTCTGCATTTGATTCAAATCCTGGCAATTGTTTTGATGTGCAAGTTGGAGTAAATGCTCCTGGTAAACTGAATAGCACAACTCTTTTACCTGCAAAATAGTCTTGAGTTGTTTTGTCAGACCAACAACCTTCTTCAAATGTGCATCCACCATCTGGTGCAATATCGCCGTCTCTTACTCTAAATATTACGTGTGGTATTTTAAATCCCTTCATCTTTGCTCCTTAATTCATAACCGCCAAAAAAGTCTGTAGCATTTATGGCTCTATCGTCTATCCAGACATCATAAACTGGTTTTTTCATTGTGATTGAACTGTGTTTAACATTCCAATCTTTTAGTTGTTGATGTGTAAGTTCAGTCCAGTCTTTGCCTGAGTTACCACCTCTTGCTGTCCAATAATGAATTTCGTGTCCTTTATCATACAGTGCATTTAGTTTTGCTATGCGAACAAGGTCTGGTTTACTGTCTACATAGTTGCTGTTTTCATTATAGCAAATTGTTCCGTCAATGTCAACCATATATTTCATTACCAATACCTCATTGCTATACCAAACCCAAGAATATTCATGCAAAGGAAATAACTAACCAACATTGTGGGCCAGACTAATTTTCTTCTGTAAAAAGTGAATATGGCTAATGCTGAACCTATTATAAAAAATGGATAGACCATACGCATATCAGGGTTGGTGGCATTGAGTGCCAACGTCATACTTGCAATAATATTCACAAGTGTGCTGATCATTTCTAACCAAAAGCACAATTTGTCTTGCTTGTATGACTCTTTGAAGTATCCGACTATTTTATTTGTCTTTGCCAACTGCAATAATTAGGTTTTCTAATGAATCAAAATCATCAGAATATTTGTGCCATTCACCTTTGTGTGCAATTTTAATTGCTTTATTAATCAATGATGGTTTAACTTCTAATTCTTCTGCCACTGCTTTCACAGTATCTTTTAAGCCTCCACTTAAATCTTCAACTTCGCGTAGCACATTGGCTCCTTCGTCAATAATTCTTTTAAGTTTTGCTTGTTCTTCTGGTCCGTATGTTCTTGCCGACATTCTGTTCTCCTTGTATTTTATATGGGCGACTTGTGCCGCGTAAAGTCTAATTATACTTAATCTTTTTCAAAAAGTCAAGTCTATTTTTTGGCTGGGCTGTCTTTTTCTTCGTAGAAGTAATCGTCGGAGTCACCAAAAGTTACTGTGCTCTCGTTTTCACAGAAAAACTCTTTGGTGCTGACTTGGAAGTCTGGTTTTTTTAATTCAGATGCTGTTAATGATTGTTCGTACCAAAGCATTCTGTTGTTTGGTTGTGCAAAGTATTGTCCGTTTTCCAGCCTACCAAAGTTGTGTTGTTTGTGCTCGCTGGGCACTTCGGATACTCCGGTGTTGACTGTGTTGGGATCTCCATGACAAGCATCAATGGTGAACAAATATTCACCTTTTATTCTGTCGCCACCCTTCAACATAATTTCCACATCACAATTTTTCAACATGGCTTTGGTCCATACTTGTATATTGGAACTGAATGAATCCCAAAGTTCAAGTGTACCTAGCGGAAGTTGATCTTCTTCTTTGATGTCTGTGTGCCACACAAATGCTGATATTGGAAACTTGTCATAACAGGCACCATACTCTGGCAAATATGCTTCGAACATCAACGCTCTACCCTGTACTGATTTGACTGCTATAAGAACTGCTTCAATGAATTCACCATGCCCACGTTGAAAGTCGTGTACGTATTCTTTTTTGATCCAACATTTGATGTATGGTATATTTGCAACAAAGTTCAAGACACAGCCCTCTCATGGTTTAAATAATAACTGTGTGTATTTATTGGATTTTTATTTTTTCTTGATTGGAACGCAGTTGTCTACTGTTTTGTCACCTTTTTTCTTGGTGCCCATTCGCTTGTAACCTTTCCAACATACTTTACCATCTACACCTTTTTGCTTTTCTGCTTCGCCCAGTGTTTCCCATGTTGGTTTATTACACTCTTTACAAGTTTTTGCGGATTCTTTTAATTTAGATTCAAGTTTATTTGCTAGTGATTCTTTATAGTTGTGTGCATCATGTGAACATTTACATGCTGGCTTTGGACTTTTAATAATACAACCACAATGTTCGCACATACCTTTTGCTTCATTTGTGCCAATTGGATCAGCCATTGCAGAATCTGTTCCAGACATCATTTCAAATTCCATGTAATGTTTTACAGAACTTAGATAATCTGCCGCTTTGGTGATCTTTGCTTGTACCCAACCTTCTAAACCTTGTTGTTCAGATACGTTTTTCAACATGTCATGCAGTTTGATTGAATATTTTGCCGCTTTGTACAAATCTGATCTTGCCATCTGCACTTCATGATCTTGCTCTACTTTTTGAGCCATCAGTGCTAGGTCTTCTGTTTGTACGTCTTTTTTAGAATCTTTTTTAGGACTTTTGCCGTTCTTCTTTGCTAATGCGTCAATAGCCGCTTGTGGCATTTTGCCTTCTTTAGCAACGTCTTTTTTTGTTAAATCTGAATGTTTCATAGTAATATTTATCTTTTTATTGGAGCACCAAAAACTGAGGTACCTTTCATATCTAGAGCATTGTCAGTTGGTTTCTGCATTTTTGCTTTGGGTGGCATTGATGAAGCACCTTTTTTGCCATAGGCATCACGTGCTTTTTTGTTGCCTATTGCTATGTGTGGATTAGCCACTGATGCAACACTGCCAGCCGACGTGGCTCCTGCAGATGCTACTTCTGATATAATGTCTCTGATACGCATAATGTTATTTACCGTGTTTGTGTAAATTCTTTACACGTTTGGATGTTGAATATTTGGCATGAGGCACTTTAAGATTCTTCTTACCGTATATATCTCCCACTTTGTGAGTATATACCAGCATTTCAGGATCCAGCCCATAATGATAGTCCACACGGGCTTCTACCATTTTGAAATCCTTGTAACGCATGATACTATAATAAGTTTTTTAGATGTGCAATAGCATTATCAATGATTGCTCTTTCTTCATAACTACCGCCTGCTCCAACCGCAGAGTCGCCAGATGTTAATGCATCTAAACCTTCTACATATTTTTCTTGTGTAATACTGTCAGATTCAAATCTGCTTTTTAATGATAATATTGAAGAAGCAGTTTCTTTACACCAACCTTCTCTTGTATCACGTGCATTGATTAATCTATTTAAAAATTCAGCCATTTTATTCCTTTTTTGTTTATTTGTATGTATTTAACCTTTTTTACGACCACTCTTCATGTTGGCACACCAATGATACATTTTAGACTTCTCTCCAGATGCGTTTTTAGCCTTCTTACGCAATGAAGTTACTGTACCATTGCAACTGGCACCTGACTTCTTTACTCTACCTGGTCTGCTTTTGCCTTTTACTTGGCCATCAGCAAAATTCTCGTTGGCTTTATTATTACCCACATTTTTAAAACCAAATCTATTATTAGGGCCTATACCTTTTTTATGTATTAATCCTTGCGGCTTAATTGTTTGAGGCATGATAATCCAATCAGTAATGATGTCTCTTATCTTCATCTCAGTTTAGGTGGATGCCCTTTTTTGTCTATTTTGAATCCAAACTTTGCCGCTTGACGTTGTGTTTCGCCTGGCTTTACATCTGCGGTTGTGTTCTGTTTAGTAATGATTCCAACACCTTCTTGTTTTGTTTGATGTTGTTTTGTGTATGCTTCCAATTCTGATTTAACTTTACTTAACGAATCTTTGTTTGCTTGATACAGTATTCCAAAGCCACCAGCACTTTGCCATTTTTGTATGTTGATAGGTCTATCGTCTATCAGTATGTTGGGCTGTTTGGTTTGTTTGTTTACAGCATAAGATTCTTTTCTACCAGTAATAATTATTTCCTCAGGTTGTTCAATATTTTTACTGATCCAAACCTTTTTCCATTTTGCTGAATTCTCATTGTCTCCTCTTAATGGTGAAGAACAAATTGAAAAAGTTCCATCTGTGAAATCTTTCACCATCTTAATTAATTGATCTGTACTTGCAATTTTTGGTAAAGTTTCAAAAAAGTTTGTGCCTGTGATTCGTTTGATCACATCTGCTTTTAAATCTTTAGTTCTGTCCGATGTAAGTTCTTTCCAGTGTTTAACACCGTACAATTTTTCAATACCACCAAAGAAGTCAGCCATAACTCCATCCATGTCTAAATATACAATTGGTTTCGTTTCCATATCTTCATTATACAACTTTTTGTTGTATTTGTCAATATTGGAATCTAATTCCAAAATACGCATTAATTAAAACCTAAATGTGTAACTTCTGGGTATCGTTGTTTGATTTTTCTAGCAAGTTCGTTGTGGAGTTTAACCTGTTGGTTCATGTGACCTTCTGGTTTTCCACCCGATATCATTGTAGGACCACCTGGTTCTTTGTCCACGGTGGTGTCTTGTTTTGGCGATTGTTTGTCTATGTGTTTTTTCAACCACTGAGTTGTTACACCAATAAATTCTTCCACAGGCACAGCACTCATTTCTTCAAAATCTGCACTGTAACCCAGACCAGTTAAAAATTCTCTCATGCTGGCATTACTCATGTAAGGAGTGTCCAACTCTTTATCTTTTGCCCACGCCATTGGAAATTCATACACAGTATGCTTTTCGCCATCAAAATCTTTTTCAGTTTTAAAATAAGGAATCATATTAGCACCTTCTTTAACTGAATCTTCAGTTGCGACTGTATCTTTCATTCTCACATTCTTAATGCCCATCTTTTCCAATTTCTCAGGCATCCTTGTGACTATGAACTTACCACCTGTGTCCTGCTCGTCAAACTCGTAGCCTGCTGTTGTCATTAAATCTTTGATAGCAAAGTTTCCATCAGATGAACCAAATCCTTCTCCATCTGGCCAGTCATCATAATTTCGTTCTACTTCCTCTCCTGCCGCTTTTAATTCTTTTGCGTAAGCCGTGTATTCTTCTGCTGATATGAATTTTCTCATCACAGCCAGTCTCACAAGGTCCATACCTGATCCAAACGGTGCATCTTCTGAAACTGTTTCTTCATTAGTTGATTCGTTCTGTATGCCATGTGATGCCAACACCATGCTCATCGCATCTGCCAGTCCAACTTTGTCCATGTTCATCTGCTCTAGGTCTGACGTGTCACCGTGGTCATTGAACACCGCCATGTATTCTTTTGCTTTCATTGGATCAAATCCTGCCTTGTTTAGGATGTCCTCGCTTCTGTAGTCCAGGTCTTCCTGCACCGCTGATTCTTTTTTGCTGACTTGCACTGTGAATTTATCTCCATCAAACTCTACATCTTGTCCAGAGATCAATTGATACATCTTTGCCAACAGTCTGTTGTCGTATTCAGGTTTGCCATGTCCTTTTTGAGGTTCTTTAATTTTGTTGGCTAATATTTGTACAAATGCTGTTTTGTCCACAACCATGGATCCTTCGTTGGTTGTTTGTAGTGCTTTTGCAACACTGGGGTGATCTGCTAGTCCAGGAGCAATTTTGTTAATCACTTCAACAGCACCTGTCATGTTACCACCTTTGTATTTAGGATTGTTTAAAACCCCATACGCCATTTTAATTTCTTTATCACTAAAGCCCATGTTGTCTTCTGTTCTCAATGCTGATCTCTTGTATCCTTTTTGAATAAAATCGTTTTCACGTTCTGCTGGAATCATTATGGTTTTTCCATTTTTATGAACATACAACGACTTAACTTCAGCACCCATTCTTTTTAAGTCAGTTGCTTGTACACCGTCTTCTGTTTGAGATTTGCCTTTTTGAACTCTATCAAAATAGTGTGAACTCATGTTACCGTAGCCGTGTCTCCACGCCATCTGTCTCAAAGTCTTTTCGTCTGAATCTTTAAATCTATCTGCCAGTTCTTGATCAGTCATGTCAGCATATCTTTGTTTGCTTTTGATAACTGATGCTGGCATTCTTTCTTGAACGTTGTCTTCTGTTTTTAAATTTTTCTCAGCCCATCTATGTAATTCTTCTTTTCTTTTGGCTATTGTTGCTTGTGTTCTAGCATCACTCATTCTAGGATCTTTTTGAATGTCTTGTAGTGAAGCCATTTTGGCTTTGTAATCTTCTCTGTCTGTGGGATCAGGTTGATTTGCTATTTTAAATTCTACTAAAAATAAATCTCTTAATTTCATTTCTTTCTACCTCTAAACTGTACAGGTCCAGTCATGTATGGTTTGGAAAACCATAATTTAAACCAATCCGGATCTCCGGGTTTTAAGCCTAGTTTTCTTTCCTTTTGCTTTAAAGCAGTAGCAGTCTGACTAATGTTTTCGCCCATGGACGGTTCATTACCCTCTGTGCCAATGCCTGCCAAACGTTTTAAATCGCTTATGTTCATATTTATACTGTTCTAAATAGTTATAGGGTTTAGTTTGAGCCCTGTTCTCACTTGATTATACATTTCTTCTGCTGTTTTAGGGTCTATAGGCACAGCATTTATAAAAGTTCTTTTGTCTCCACGAGCGGCTAAATCACGCATTTTTGAAGCACTCATGCCTTCAAGACCTTGTGCATCTGGATCTCTTTCACCTGCACTAACCACTTTGATTGAATCAAAGTTATATTCTTTACCATTGTACTTGTTTAACAGTTCGTTGAATTGATTTACTCTGTCTGAACCTGCTACATATGTGATATCTGTATATCCCATTTGTTCTAATTTTTTCATTGCTTCAACCCATGTTTTCACCGACTTGTCTCCTACTTTGATCATTGGAAACATTTTTTGAGCAAAGGTTAATTTTTGTGCAAATGTTAATGGATCAGTTTTTTCATTTTGAGTATGTGTTATAAAGATATAAGGGTCGCCTATCTGTGCTTTGACAACTTCACCTATTTTTTTGTGTCCTGCTGTTGGAGGATTCATTCTGCCAAAGGCGAATACAGCAGTTTTATTTGGTGCTTCTACTATCTCGGTAATCAACATGATTACTCTCCATTTTCTTTTTCAGAATCCATTATTCTCTGCATCAGCAAAGTTTTATCTTGTGTAGTTATTTGATCTGCTATCTGTTTTGGAATCTTGTATTTTGTGCAATATTCATTGATGCACGAATCTATCAAAGGCATAACTGCTTCATTATCGCCTGCTTGTTTGCACTTGTTCATTGTAGGGTAATAATTTTTTCTATAAAAATCATCATCGTTAATCATGTAAAAGTACATATCATCTAATAGATCGTAATCTAAAGTAGGTTCTTGTTCTATCTGATTGAATTCGTTCAGTCTTACCATTTTATGCCGCCTCCTTATAGGTGCTTAACTGTTCTACTATAAAACCTTTATGTTTGCCTCTGTTTATGTATTTTCCCATACTTTGTTTCCAATGTAATGTATTATAGTTCCAATTCTTTTCTTTGCAGAGTGTTTTAAATTCTAGTCCGTTAACAACATATTTTTTGTTTGTGTTAGTTGTTATTTGATATGTGTATTTTTCACTTCTCATACGAGACGAAGCAGATCCGCCTTTGGCATGCCATTCATAAGACTTGCCTGTAAAGTTTTTAGCATATTGTTGACCTGCGTTGCGCTGATGTTCGATAAACGCATTGTAGTCGTATTGTCTTAATCCGTGTAAGTAATGCTTGCCGCCGTATGCATTATTATATGACATAGGATCTTTCACTACATCTTCATTAACTATTTCTTTTTCTAAATCCCATAATGCATCTGCGTTATCTGCTGTTGCAATAATTTCTTTAGTAAAGTTTTCAACGCCATACTTATTGATGGCATTTTTAATACCTATACCACTACCCATATAGGAATCATTTACATTTTTAGTAGCGTGTCTACCAATGTAATATTTTCCATTTATATGGTTAGTTATTTTATAGATAGTTATAATGCATCACCAAGCTCTACAACTCCAGTATCTCGCGCCAGTACGCGGTCCTGGGTTCGCACAGTTGTGCCTTGCTCTAAATGATCTACGTCTTGCTGGATTAGATTTTTTAATTCTCATGTTAGGATCACCAAAGTTTACTTTTTTAACATTTTTAGTTTTTGGATCACGAACATACACTTTAAACTTCTTAACATCACCCTGCATTGGTTTACCAAGTTTTACTTTACGTCCTTGATATTCTGCTTCGTCTAATGAGTCATCTTCATCAAACCACATGTCACCATATGCTTCAAAGAAATCTTCACCATTATATGTTTCTTCCATAGGATCATTGTTACTCACTTCAACAACATAGTCTTTTAATCCTTGTTTGTTGTAAATTAACTCTAAGTCTTCAACAAAGTCATCTGATTCTTCAACATCTAGTTGTCGGTGTAACTCAACAGTTAATACATTTTGTCCATCGGTGTTTTCGTATGTGGTGTATTTTGTTTCGTCCTCCAACAAACCGATTGTGCTTAAATTGATTGCTGTGTTGATTTCATCTTCTGTGAAAGGTGTATCTTTAATTATGTTTATATAGTGATGCATAGTTTAATGATTTAATAATATACTGTTAATTGTTCCGTCAGTGTAAGAAACACTTGCTCTTAACCACACAAAGTTTCCTGTAAAATTGTACACAAAAGCACCGTCTTTACCGGCAGTTGCACTGTCGTATAAAGCACCATCAATATCAAACCAGTCAGTAGTTGCTGGTGTTGTTGCTAGAGTACCTTGCATTTGTATTGTTCCTGCAACGCCAATAACATTGATTTGAACTGTGTGGAAACCATCGGATCTGCCGTAGTACCCATCGCCTTTAAAATTTTCACTCACAACTGTTTCAACCGTACTATCTCCCGGGTGTGTTGTTGCTGATAATATTATTTCACTTGTTGCTGGCATATGTGTATATTTAGCCTATTGAGCGGTTTGAATGATTAGGCTTGTTTTTCAAGCAGTTTAACACTGTTACCAAGATCCAATGCCAATTTTTTATCTTTCACTGTGACCTTTACTATACCGCCGTTTTTAAGCGATCCAAACAGTAGTTCTTTTGAAAGGTCTTTCTTAATCTTGTTGTCAATTAATCTTTGCATAGGTCTTGCACCCATCTTAGCATCGTATCCGTTTTCTACTAGATAATCTATTGCTTCGTCAGTAAGTTCTAATGTTACATCTTTTTCTTTTAACTGAGTTTTTAATTCAAGCATAAATTTACCAACAATTTTGATCAGTACTTCTTTAGCAAGTTTTTTGAATACAACAGTACCATCTAATCTGTTTCTAAATTCAGGAGCAAAGTAACGTTTTATATCCTTATCATCATATGAAGAGTCTTTTACGGTGTTGAATCCCATTACATTTTTCTCATTTTGTTCAGCACCAAGGTTAGTGGTCAGAATCAGCACAATATTTTTAGCACTTGCTGTTTTACCATTATTACCTTGTATCGAACCTTCGTCCATAATTTGTAATAGTATTTGTGAAACATCTGGATGAGCTTTTTCTATTTCATCTAATAATAATACACAGTTTGGATACTCTTGTAATTTAGTAATTAATAATCCTGCACTATCTTCAAACCCTACATATCCTGGAGGTGAGCCAATCAGTTTTGCTACTGCATGTTTTTCTTGATATTCTGACATATCAAACCTAACCATTTTTACTCCCAGTTGTTCGGATAACTGTTTAGCAGTTTCTGTTTTACCACAACCTGTCGGACCCATGAATACAAATGATCCAATAGGTTTATTGTCACGTTTTAATCCTGCTTGAGCAACCAACACTTTGTCTATTACCATGTCTATTGCCTCATCTTGACCATACACATTGGCTTTCATGTTTTTTGATAAATTAGCAAGATTACTTGATTCTTTTTCAGCAATATTTTCTATAGGCATTTTAACCAACTTGGACAATTCATACTGAATTGATTCTTCGTTTACAACCCTGTCAGTTTGTTTTTCTTTTAGATTAAATCGTGAACAAGCCAAATCAATTAAATCTATTGCTTTGTCTGGTAATTTTTTGTCTGTTTGATATTTTATACTTAATTTTACAGCAGAAGCAATTGCATCATCTGTTATAGTTGCGTTGTGATATTCTTCATAGTATTTTTTAAGACCTTGTAATATTTCTAATGCAGTTGTTTTGTCTGGTTCGTCCACAGTTATTCTAGCAAAACGTCTCATTAATGCTCTGTCTTTTTCAAAATACTTTCTGTATTCTTCCCAAGTTGTAGAAGCAACCACTTTAAGTTCACCTTTAGTTAATACCGGTTTTAAAAGATTAGCCAAGTCGTTAGCAGTATTTCCGCCACCACCTGCACCTGCACCTGACATGTTGTGTGCTTCATCTATAAAACAAATTGCTTTACCTTTTTTCTTTAAACCGTTTAATACCATTTTAAATCGTTCTTCAAAATCACCACGATATTTAGAACCAGCCAACATTGCACCTATATCTAAATTATAAACTTCGTAGCCTTTTAAAAAGTCTGGACAAGTTTCGTTAACAATATTAAATGCAAGTCCTTCAGCAATGGCAGTTTTACCAACACCAGGATCACCAACAAGTATCACATTGTTTTTCATTCTACGTCCAATAGTTAATGCTATTTGATTTAATTCGTCAATTCTTCCTATTACAGGATCAATTTTTTTCTTCTTAACTTCAGCATTAAGATTTGATGTATATTTGTTAAGTGCTTTTTTAGTTTCACTCTCATCTATTTCGTCTTCAAACATTTCTGTTATCTCGCTGTGTAGATAATCCATAAACTTATCCTTGTCAACTTTTGCTTCAACTAGATAATAGTATGCCCAACTCTTTGTTTCACTCATTAAACTTAAGAATACATCTGTTAAATCTATGTTAGTCCTACCACTAAACAACACCTGAGTGAATGCTCTGTTGAGTACTCTTTCCACACTGATAGTTTTTTTAGGCTTGTACTTGACTGCTGTTACTTTGATACCCTCTAATTTATGATCTAAGTAAGTTATTAAATGTGATTTTAAACTGTCTACATCAGTGCCATATCCTTTTAAGATATTATAAAATTTTTCATCTTCACACATGGCGAACAACATATGTTCAAGAGTAACATATTCATGTTTGTGAGTTTTAGATAACTTTACTGCTCTATCGAATACACTTTGTAAAGCACTACTAGGTTCAACCATTAATAAATCCTTTTAATATTTTTTCTTGTTTCTTTTTTGCCATATCCAAACGCATTTTTGAAACTCTTTGATCAAACGTAATGCCTTGAAGATGATCGTATTCATGTAAGAAAACTCTTGCATGAAAACCTTCTAACTTAATTATACATTCTTTTTGTTGTGTGTCAAGATATTTTACTCCCACTATGTCTGGTCTTTTAACTTTCATAAACAGTCCAGGAAAACTTAAACAACCTTCCATCATTTCCACTTGATTTGTACTTACTTCAGTTATCAAAGGATTAATAATGGACATAGGTTTATCTTCACCCATAATAAAAATTTGTGCATCTATGCCTACTTGGTTTGCGGCTAGTCCTACACCTTCGTATTTTTTCATTATATCAAACATTTCAGCAGATATTTTTTCAGCATCCATTTTTGTAAAATCAAAGTCGTTAACTTTTTTTTCTAAAAAATCGTCTGGTGCTTTAATTAATTTCATTGCGTATCCTTGTTAGTGTTTCTACCCATTCTTTTTTGCTTACTGACGGTATGTCTGCTTGAATTGTCAAATAAATGTTTCCTCTACCACCACCTCTTGTGGGTAATCCTTGTTCACTGATACTTAACACTGTGCCTGGCTGTGTGCCTTTAGGAATCGTTATTGCTAAATTTCTTCCTTCCAGTGTTTTAACAGTTTGTTTTGTGCCTAACATCAAGTCAAACACATTTACTCTTTCAATACAATGTAAGTTTATACCTTCTCTTGCCCATTTGGCATGTGGTCTAATTTTAACTCTTACAAGTAGATCTCCTCTAGGTAAGTTCTTTTGTAAATCATCTCCCAATGAAGGAAATTTAATTGTGCTGTTGTTTTCAATACCTTTAGGCAATGTTAAGTTTACACTCTGCTCACGACCGTCTGTTAATCTGTACGAAGCAACTAATTCTTTACCTTTTAAAACATCTTCCAGTTCTATTTGTGCTTCTATCACAATGTCTCTATTTCTTCTATGTTGTTGTCTTCTAAATGGACTAGCACCACCTCCAAAAAATTGATTAAACACATCTCCTACATCTTGTGGGAAATCGTCTGCTCTAAATTCGTATGAACGGCTTCCTCCTTGATTCTGTCCTGAACTAGTACCAAATCTATCATAGTGTGTTTTCTTTTGTGGATTTTTAAGTGTGTCGTATGCTTCATTCACTTTTTGAAATTGAGCACCATCACCACCTTTGTCAGGATGGTGTTTCATGGCTTGTTTTTTATATGCCTGTTTGATTTCTGATTCTGATGCGTTTCTATTGACGCCTAGTGTTGTATAATAATCCATGTTTTTAATATAGTGTTTCTTTTTTAAATGTCAATAGTATTTAATATTTAAAAGTCACAACTGTATTGTATAGGATTTTGGTTTAAAAGTCAACGATATTATTTGGATTTTGGTGGCGATGCTGTGTAGAGTCCAAACCATGCCGCACCCGCACCAACTACTATAGAAACAAGACCTGACTGTTCCATTGTGGGAGCAGGCATTTCCATGTACCATACCACCACTTTGTACAGTAGGT